TTAGCTCAACCTATGAAAAAATATTCCATAGGTCCCTTCCCTATAAAAAAATATGGGTCAAAAGAAGCTGGTGGCCGCTTGACGTATGCTTGACATATGGGGGGAGGGGTGGTGATGATGGCTGTATGGGAACAAAACGTCTTAAAACGAAAGCAAAGGCCACTGCAAGCAAAGCGAGCACTGCAAGCGATGTTGAGGTGTTGGGTCTTACGGCGGATGCCATTGTTGATATTTTGGTTAAATTGGAGGCGAAGGTTGAGGAGCAGGCTATCTTGATAGAGAATCTTGAGGAAGTGGTTGGGGAGCTTACGATTGGGATGGATGATATTAATGCGCGTGTATGTTGCAGGGATGAGGCTCATGTTGGGATGGATGAGTGGTATGGATGTGGGCCGTGTCAGGCTGGTGGGGATGTAGGAACGGCTAAGGATGTTCCTTGGTATAAGCGATTGCTGAAGCGGGCAGGGTTGTAATGGCTGATAGCTTCGTGAGGCCGGGATTGGCGTCGTCTGTGGCCATGGTGGATGTTTCTTCTATGGCTACGGAGCGCACCCATCCCAGGGAGAGCGTTATGGCCCTAGAGATGCTGGCAGAGGGGAACGGGTATGAGGAGGTGTCTAAGGCTACGGGGTTGTCCTTTGGGCAATTGGCAGCTTTGAAGGCGCGGCATAAGCAGGGGTTGGATGTGCGGCGGATTGCCTTGTCTGAGGATGGGTTTGAGATGGCCGAGAGCTTGAGGTTGCTGGCTAAGAAGAAGATACACAACCTGTCTATGGATGATGAAGCCCTGGCAAAGACCCCGTTAAAGGATTTGGTGATCCCGTGGGCTATAGCTCAAGACAAGGGGTTTGCGGCGCTAGGAGAGGCTACAAAGGTGGTGGTGGAGCACAGGAAGGGGCCGAGCATTGAGGATGCTATGGCGGCGATTGCGGCTGCTAGGGCCAAGCTCAAGGAGCAGGCGATAGAGGTGGAGGCCATACCAACGGAATGAGCATGGAATGGCGTAAGCACCCCGTGCTATCATCCCCCACAGCAGAAGAGATGGCTAGAATGGAGCCGGCGCAGCTTGTTCAGCTGCACACCATGTTCCATACAGCCATAGCCAATAGCGAACGCGACCCCTATCGCTACGGCTTCATCCTAGACAATTGGCGCAAAACTGAGGCGTTATTGGACAAGCATGATAGCGTTGTGGCCCTAGGTGGCAATAGAGCCTCTAAGACGCAGCTAGGGGCATGGCTGACGGTGAAGTGCGCAATGGAGAACCCAGACGGACTCATCATCTGTTTTGCCCAGAATGCCGAGCTTTCGGTGTTGGTTCAGCAATCGGCCATCTTCCACCAGCTACCTTTAGAGTTTAAGCAAAAGACCTTGGGGCAGAGCGAATACATCTCTTACACAAAACAGAATGGATTTGCCGGGAATAGCGTCATCCTGTCCAACGGCAGCCGCATCCTATTTAAGACCTATTCTCAATACCAGCAGAATCAAACCATCCTTGAGGGATTGGAGCTTGGTAGCTTCAGTCCAAAGCTAGTGAACCTTGGGGCGTGGTGCGATGAATACCTTGGTGGGCCGGAGCTAATTGACACCCTTGCATTCCGGCTTGCCACCCGCAACGCCAAGATGCTCCTCACCTTCACCCCGATTGATGGGTATTCTGAAACCATCCGCGCCTTCCTTGACGGGGCTAAGACGATAGAAACAAAGAACGCCGAGTTGTTGAACAACAGGGCTTTGCCATACATCCAGGAGTGTAAGGATAAGGATGCCGCCATCATCTATCTACACACGATAGACAACCCATTCTCTGGCTATGATCGTGTGGCGAAGGAAGCCCTGTCTAAGGGGGATGAGGCGTGGATTCTATGCCGGCTATACGGCGTCCCCACCAAGAGCATTTCCAGCAAATTCCCGTCATTCTCCCGCGAGGTGAACATTGTTAAGCACGAAGCCATTCCAACAGAGAATGTTACGCGATACATGGTGCTAGACCCCGCTGGGCGGAAGAAGTGGTTTATGTGCTGGATAGCCGTAGACTCTACCGATACATGGTGGATCTACAGGGAGTGGCCTGACGCATCCCACGGTGATTGGGCTGAATGGCGTGGCGGAAAGTGGGCTGCCGGCGAAGGTGCCAAACGAGATGGGAACATTGAGGGAATAGCACAATACGTTGATTTGATAATGCAGATGGAGCGCGAGAATCGGGAGGAGATTATGGAACGGCTGATAGATCCGCGGCTGGGTGCCGCAAAGTATCAAGCTGCTACGGGGGTGAGCTGCATCATTGAGGATTTGGCCGACGCCGGCCTTCCATTTGTCCCAGCTCCCGGTTTGGACATCGAGGACGGATTACAGGCGTTACACAACAAGATGGCCTACAACCGCAAGCTGCCGCTGGACGGAAGCAATAGGCCGCGTTTCTACATCTCCGACCGCTGTGAGAACATCATCCGATCCATCCAAGAATACACGGGGGACGGCGGCAAGGACGAGGCATGGAAAGATCCCCTAGATTGCGTGCGCTATGCTGCTATTGCCGACATTCATTACGTTAACCCAAATTGGCTTGGTACGATGAAACAATCGGGAGGAAGCTATTAATGAAAACATTGATCCTGTAAAACTATGAATAAAAGCGAAATGAAATGTAATGTTCCGCGCCGAGACGTAAAGGGCGGAAAGAAGTCTGTTGTTAAAGCCTGCGCCAATGGCGTAGAAAAGATTGTCCGCTTTGGAGATGCCAATATGAGCATCAAGAAGAACACGCCAGCCCGAAAGAAAAGCTACTGCGCCCGGTCCGCTGGCATTAAGGGCGGTGAGGGTAAACTGTCTGCAAACTACTGGTCAAGAAGGGCTTGGGATTGCTAAGTATGAGAATAACCCCCAAGTTGTTAATATGACTGAACAAGAATTAAAAGTAAAAGAGTGCGAACTTAATCTATTAGAGCAAAAAGCAAAGGTGCGTAATGCACAGAGGGAATCAGAAGCGAAATACGCCGAGGCCAAGTTTGAGCTTGAGAAAGAGCGCATCGCCCTTGAGCGAGAAGAAGCACGGCTTCAACGTGCGTTAACAGAACTGGCTAATCCTTTTGAATCTGGTAAAAATGAAAATTAAATGCACGGCATTAGCCGAGGAAATGGGGATGGAAATTGATCAGTTGTTGTTAAGGGCGGCTCGTGTCTTGCAGCCAATCCACAGCAAAGGGAAGGGTAAGAATACGTGGTTTACAGAGGATGGGGCAGACATTATTCGTCAAAGCGAAGAGGCACCGCTCACCGTAGCTCACCGCTATGAAGCCTTTGGGATTAAGGCAGCACCCAACCCCCGTTGGTTGTGGTGCACGATTGACACGTTTAAGGGCAAGATTCCCGTTGCCATTCCACGCAAGATGCAGAACCGGCTGGTTGGCAAATACTTCATGGTAGAAGCGATTAAAGACAACAAGGGAACAACCTTTAGACATGAAAACCCCTCGCGTTGACATCACCACTAATCCTAAGTGGATTGCCGAGCAAACTGACAGGCTCCTAGCATGGGAGCTACTTCAGCTTTATTGTGGATGTGGTAGCAACGAGTTGCGTTATCATGCTCTCACAGACAAGCTAGCAATGCCCGTGTCATTCTGGCATGGTATGATTCGCCAGATAAAGCGCCGCCATTCTAATGCAAAAAACTGACGATCAAAAAGCCCTAACGTTTTATAGCGAAAAGGGACCGGATCATGTTGCTTTGAAGAAGGCTTATGATAACACCCTTACAGAGCTTTCCGAGTATTTTAACCAGTGTAGACGGTCTTACGACGAACGGCGCAATTACTGGCCGGGGAAAACAGTAGACCTTCGTAAGCATGGATCAGACTCTTTTCCTTGGGAAGGAGCTTCGGACACCGAGGTTCATGTTATTAATGAACGAATTAACAGCTACGTTTCTCTGTGTCTTACTTCCCTTTCTCGGGCTAACATTCGTGCCTATCCAGTAGCGGTAGGCGATATGGCACAGGCCAAGGTGACATCTAGCTTCCTAAAGTGGATGATTGCCTCCTACATCCCCCGCTTTAAGCAGGAGATGGAGCTTGCGTCTAACTACCTCTTTGAGCGTGGGTTGATGATTACCTGTGTTGGCTGGGAGCGCGAGAAGAACAAGTATCTCCAGAAGTTTTCACTTGAGGACATTGCTGC